AGTTGACGCAGCTCATACTTGAAGTGCTTTGATTATTGATTGCATTTCTCGACCGTTCACAAGGTAGCGTAGTGCATCAAGGTGGTCGGCCAGTTGTGCGGTGTCCTTACGATTAGCCTTGATGATCGAACCCTCTGCATCGACCTCAACCGTGCGAAGGTCACGGGCCAAATGTACGCACTTCGGATCGATTCGGAAGTCTACAATGTTCCTGATCGCGAAGTTGACATCATGCCTGCTGTTGATGTGCCTTGGGTTAGGCCGTAGGTCAAGCTGCGAGGTCGTAAGGTTCAGCCGCTTTTGAATCAGCGAGTAGATCGAACGTCCGTCTGCCGCGATCAGATTGCGCGTGTTGCCGTTGTAGTCTCCCGTAAGCGTAACGAGTGCAAGGTTAGCCATACCGAACCGCTCAATGATCCGCGTGCAGGCTTCATCGATGGATGCGTTTGGCACCGTCTCTTCATCGAAGATGTGAACGTGCGGCCCGCTGTGGTCAGTCCATACGTGGGCATAAATGAACGCCATTGGGTCAAGGTTGAAGTCCATTGATATATGCAACATCCGCCCGCGTTCGTACTCGCAAGGTTGAATGTGGCGGTCAGTGAATGCGTGGGCGAATGGTCGCTCAATGTTCGCCCGTGCCGTCCAGTCTCCATATAACAGGCGGGCGCGATCGTAGTCGTCAAGGAAATTGAGCGTTCGTGTGTAGTTGTTTCTGAACGTCTCATCGGGGTTATCAGCGACCGTGAACAGCACCCTCGCTCGATGTTCAGGCAGGTCTATCATGTTCCCCATTGTGTCCATGACATACCGCGACTTGATCCAATGTTCCCCAGGATTGCCCGTTAGTAGAAGTTCAGGTGTGATGCCGTGTCTCGTGTGACCGAGGCGCAGACGTGATAGAAGAATCTCAGCGGCCCTTTGATGCACTTCGGGAGCCTCGTCAATGAAAGCATCGGTATATTCCGTTGACCCGAATCTGTTGTAGTCGGGGTCGCTCGGCTGATACGCCATGTGCCTGAAGTGCTGCTCAGACCCGTTGGCGAAATAGACGATATGCTCCTGTGCATTGTAGGTGTAGTGCTGTCCCGATTGGTACCCCATCGACCTGAGTAGGTCAAAGTAGGTCTTCATGGTGCTGTCGCGGAGTGCCGTGTAGTCGCGCCTGCCTATGAACCCTCGTGTCTCGGCAAATGTTGTACGTCTGTAAATCTGCCTGAGACAGCCCAGCCACGATTTCCCACCGCCCGCTGACCCGCCCGCGAAGACCTCGACTATTTCAGGGCGGTCAAGTAGCCGCCACGCCTTCGCCTGTTTCGGGCTTAGAATCGTTCGGCTCATTGGGTAGTTCGATTATTGGAGATGGGAACTGCGACACCTCGACCTTTTCAGAAAGTGAGTTGAGGCGTTGCGTGATTGACGGATTGTAGATGTTCACCATGCCGCCCTCGATCTGATCCTGTTGCACTTCGTCCTTGATCGCGTGGCAGATGGTCAGAAATTCGGGGTATGTTTCTACCTCAATGAAGTATTGCTTTACATCTCCGACTCGTTTTCTTGCGAAGTTGTAGAAGCCTACCATTGTCAAAGGAACCTCAAGCGGAATGGGTGTTACACCCGCCCGCGTGACCTCCATTTTGTGCCGTGGGTTCGATTTGGTGAATTCCTTGTAACGCTCAAACATCTCCCACATCTCATCGGGGCTGCCCACATTGCGAGGCCGTCCGACCTTGTTCTTACCCCCTTCCATTCGCGTGTTTGTCGCTCATTACTTGTGCTGCGGGATACCATACGCGACCTGTCAAAGATAGCGTTTGGTCGTACATCTTAAGCCATTGCGGTTGAGTCAGCCCTCGTCCTTTGCCGTTGCCGCCACCGTATATTGAGACGATGTGGTACTGATCGCGCACCTGTGCGGGTGTCTCCTTGCGTTTGGCGTGACCGAAGAATATCGGGCGTTTCTGTGCGTTTGGGGGTATTGAAGGGATCATGCCCATTCTTGCGAGACACCCCGCGTATATGAACTCATCAGGTATCGCATCGCCCCAGTTCATTTTGAAGCCACCGAGCGGCATACCCTCGTTGATGTAGTGATCCAACTGAATCTGTAAGGCATCGCATATCGGGTGTTTCTCAAAGTACATCCAGCTCGATTGAACCCCGCAAAGAGTCGCGTCAGTCGCAAGGTCGAAGTGCCGCCACATCTGCGCGTTACTGGCCCAAATGGAGTAGTTAATCGTGTCCGACCTCTTGCCTGTGCCCGTAACCTCAGTAGCAACGATTGACCCATTGAGATGGTCGAGAAGTGGCTCAATGTCATTGATCGCGGCACCGTCCACGTCAAGGAACAGAAACTCAGTCAGACCCGCAGCGATGCCGAGTCGGTACGCCTGACACTTTGCTTTCGCGGGTTCGATTCGGCCAGTGATCTTGTGCCTGAACTCAGACTCAGGTAGCGTGTGGATCGAGTGGAACAACCGAGCGTCCACCGTGGGGATAAGCGACTCTGATGCGTACAACAAGATCGGCACATCTGGCGATACGTGTTTCAACGATGAAGCGAGATTATGAGCCATCAGCCCATAACCCCGCTTCCCGAATGCGATAAGTAAGATTCCTCTCACTCAGAGACCTGCAATGTTCAATGTCGGGTTGATGCCCGTAGCCTTGCGGTAGTTGAAGGTGAAGTTGTAGTGAACATAGTCGCCATCATTGTCGGGCACTACGTTGGTGCCGATGAACTTGATGCCATTGTCACCGATGCAAAGCACCCAATTATCAGACCCCACGAGGTTGACGAGCAGGGCGCGGACAACGAGGCCGCTTGTCACGTTGAGCGCGGCATAGGCAGTATCGTTGGCACTGTTCACGTTGGCATCGAGGTAAGTACCCGCGAAGTCGTACGTGGCAACATCGGGGGTCTGCCCCGCAACGTAGGCCGATGAGGTGTTGACGGGTGAGCCTTGCGGAACTCCGATTTGCAGATTTTGAAACAGCGCAGCACGGCCAGCGGCTATGTCAGTAGCGATGTCGGTCGGAATGGTCGCGGTGTCATCAAATTCGGTGGTGGAGTCACAGGCGAAGATGTACGCCTTAACGCCACCGCCCTGCACCTTGTCCCCGCAGGTAACGAGCGTGTGTTCTGGAAGATCACCGCATGAGTAGGTATTGCATTCGCCCGCCATTGGAGTAGGTGTTTAGGTTGTTCGGGCGCAAAGATATACACTAACGAATGAATATCGCAAGTGTCACCAATGCCACCGCGAATGCGATAAGTGCCGATGTCAGTATTCGGTCTTTCGGGTCGTGGTGGGTCATGGTCTAATGTATCCGTGTATTGTCCAAAACTCCCGCCACGTCATGTAGCGTTTGACTGGTTTGGCATTAGGGTTAAATCTGTAAACACGCTCACCAAAAGCGTCAGTTGCCTTTGATCCGATGCAGTCCATGCCTCGACTTTCGCCCTCCATATAGTCTACGCGGTCTTGAATCTGAATCACCAAAATAACGCAGAACAGCAGGAACAGCAGCGGCATCTTGCCGATCATGTATGGTGTCGGTTGTATCATTCTCATCTGCTCATTAGGTTAGGCCACCCAGCGGGCTTGCGTTTGACCGTCAGACCTCGGCTGGTCACTATCTCGATGTCTTTTCCCTTCAAGTGCGCCTGCACGTATTCCGCTGAGTAACATTGCGAAGGTAGCCTGTTCGATCTATAGAAGCCATCGTTGCGAAGGGTGAACACGTCACCCGCTTTGATCAGACCTTGAGGGTCTACGTCTCGGTTGATTACGATTGTCATTGCTCAATGATTGAGGTGTAAATGTCGAACATCAGATTGACGAATCCGTCCTCCGTGTCGAGGTGGTCGGTCACGGCCTTTCGCGCATAGATGACCGTTGTATGATCTCGGTCGAATCTACGCCCAATTTCGGTGAGGTTAAGCGGTGTCAGGCTGAACATTAGGGCCTGAGCTATCTGCCTGGCCGTTACGTCACACGACCTGCGAGACTCCGACCTCATGTCTTCCTCACTTATCATGGTGTGATGCGCCACGGCCCACAATATCCGCTCCTCCATCGTGACTGGGATCGATCCATAGACCTGTTCTGGCCGATATATGACTGGCCCTTCGTAGTGATAGTTTCTTGCGGTGTTGTGCGTACGTTGCATGTAGGTAGTCTTTTTGGTCGGGGGTCATTTCAGTATTGCGAATAAGATAGCACCTCCGACAAGCAGCGCGGCAAAGACGTACATTGCAACGTAGATGGCGTTGGCAAGCATTTCATGCCCGCGATCTGGTTCTTCTGTTGGTTCGGGTTCATTCATTGCCGCCCATACCAATTGCTCCGTTTCGAGTTTCGTTTCATGCCGCTTGACAAAGAACTTATAGGCAAGTTCCCAATCCTTGACGGGTTGGCCCGCACTTGTGATCCATTGCTTTTCTTCCATTCGCGCAAGGAACAGAAGCCCGTAGTCGCCTATGTTTTGGGACTTGGCGTAGGCTGTGATCTGTGGGAGGGTTGGTTTCATTGCACAAAGTATTTGGCGTGTGTCATTGATAGTGTGTAGATGGCTGCGAGTATGATTGCCGCGTGTCCGACCACTTGGCATAGTCGCAAGTATGCGCGCTCAATCATTTCACCCATTGCGTTTTTGGTTTGAAGTTGCGCCTCGGCCTCGGTTTCCTATCGCCATTGATGGCCCAATCCTGATAGCCTTGAAGTGTGCCGTACTTGTTCCGAACGTATGCCCGCGAAAGGATGTCTGAGAGGTGGGCGTTGGTGTCTGCGAGTGCCTTGTTAGTGGCCTTGGAGTCATCGAGCAGCACGGTCAGATCATTCACATTGTCTCTTTCAAGTTGCCATAGGTATGCGCAAACTGCGAGTGCGATTGATACCCATACGCTAAATCCGAGCAAAGCGCAAACGGTCGCGGGGTCGGTTATGAATTGTGTCATTTCGCTGCGTTTCTGAGGGTGACTGATTCTTCGGGAG